CGGCTCATGCTCTGCTGCATCCGATAGCGCCAGAGCCGTTGCCGAAACAGGCGGCTGGCGTACTGGGTGGATTCAACCGGTCGTTGCAACACCTTTGATCGTGGAGGTGTTTATGGGGCGACCTGCAGGGTGGATGCAGGAGTTGACGGGGCGAGGGGCAATGCGCTCGCCAGGTGCCCCGTCACTTCGCCGAGAGATCGAGCGGCTATTTTGGGAACAGATCGCAACCGGGATCACAAGCGAAAGGGCGGCAGAGGCTATTAGCGTATCGTCAGCGGTAGGCACACGCTGGTTCCGTCATCGCGGCGGAATGCCATTATTCATGTCGAACCACATATCAGGAAGGTACTTGTCGTTCGCTGAGCGAGAAGAGATCGGGTTGCTCCGGGCGCAAAGTGTTGGTGTGCGTGAGATTGCTCGCCGTCTTGGACGAAGTCCGTCGACCATTTCACGGGAGCTGACTCGTAACGCAGCAACTCGTAGCGGCCGGCTCGAGTATCGCGCTTCAGTCGCGCAGTGGAAGGCGGAATTGGTTGCCAAGAGACCGAAGCCGGCGAGATTGGTGACCAACCCGCAACTGCGCCATTACGTGCAAGAGCGNTTGGAAGGCAAGGTTCATAACGCTAATGGCCGTGAGATTGCCGGTCCTCTACAGGCACCATTCAAGGGACGAAATAAACCACATCGTGGTGACCGTAAATGGGTCAATGGTTGGTCACCCGAACAGATTGCCAACCGGCTGCAAATCGACTTTCCGGATGACAAGTCCATGCGTATTTCTCACGAAGCCATATATCAGGCTCTCTACATTCAAGGGCGAGGCGCTCTCAAGCATGAACTGGTGAGTTGCCTGCGTACTGGGCGGGCGTTGCGCGTACCAAGAGCCAGGGCGCAGGCCAAAGCATGGGCACATGTCAGTGAGGATGTCATGATTTCCAGCCGTCCTGCTGAGGTGGAGGATCGTGCCTTACCAGGGCATTGGGAGGGTGATCTGATCATTGGCCTGAACCGATCCGCCATCGGGACGCTGGTCGAGCGCTCAAGCCGATTTACCATGCTCGTTCATCTGCCTCGCGAGGAAGGTTACGGGCTGACTCCCCGGACGAAGAACGGCCCCGCTCTTGCTGGCTACGGTGCTGTCACCATGACCAATGCATTGAAGAGGGCCGTGACTGGCTTACCCGTTCAGCTGTGGCGATCATTGACTTGGGATCGTGGAAAGGAGTTATCGGATCACGTCCGCTTTACCATTGAGTCTGGAGTAAAAGTCTTCTTTGCCGACCCTCACAGTCCATGGCAGCGCGGTACGAACGAGAATACAAACGGTCTTCTACGGCAATATTTCCCGAAAGGCACCGACCTGTCTCGTTGGAGTTACCAAGAGATCCAAGCAGTAGCCCATACGCTGAACACTAGACCCAGGAAAACGCTCGGCTGGAAAACACCTGCCGAGGTACTGAACGACTATCTAACATCTATTCAGCAACCCAGTGTTGCGAGGGCCGATTGAATCCACCCTGGNTGCCCTGGTCTGAATGGAACAGCACCTGCTGTGGCNTGCCGCGCTGTTCGTAGGCCATGTCCAGGGCNTTGATCACCAGNTCGGCATCCGGCTTGGCCGAGAACNCCCAGCCGATCACCCGCCGGGTATGCAGATCCAGCACCGCGGCCAGGTAGTGCCAACGGCCTTGCGCCCAGACGTAGGTGATGTCGCCACACCACACCTGATTGGGATGNNCGGTCGCGAATTCGCGGTTCAGCCGATTCGGGATATCCGGCCGCTCAACCGTGGCCTGTTTGTAGGCGTGCGAGCCCGGTTGCTTGCTNACCAGGCCCAGCTCACGCATCAACCGACGCACTCGGAAACGGCCGATGGTCACGCCCTCTTCGCGCAGCATGCCCAGAATGCTGCGGCTGCCGGCCGAGCCCCGACTCTGGCTGAACAACTGGTTGACCTGGCTGCGTAGCGCCACGCGGCGAGCATCGACACGCCGCCGTCGAAGACGGTGGACGTAGTAGCAAGACCGCGCCACATCGAAAGCTGAACAGACCACTTCCACCGACTCCTGCTCACTCAACTGGTCTATCAGCGCGTACGATCGAGTTCGTCCGACATCAAGAGAGCGGTAGCCTTTTTTAATATCGCTTTCTCCCGCTCCANCCGGTTGATCCGGGCTTCCAGCTCCTGGATCTTTTGCTGCTCAGGCATCAACGCCTTGCTCTTCGGGGTCACACCCTGGCGCTCCGCCTCGAGCTGCTTCACCCAACGGCGCAAGGCCGAATCCACCACCCCCAGCGAACGGCAGGCGTCGATATGGCTGTAGCCTTGGTCCAGCACCAAGGCGGCAGCCTCTCGTTTGAACTCGGCGGAAAACGTACGTCGTTGCTTGCTCATCAGACACCTCTCTCACGGCGAGGATTCTCGCCTAAATCGGTGTCCGGGATCAGTAGACCACTGCACATCGATAGCCCTGGTTGGAACCCCACTCCGAAGGATCAACGCCGGTTGCTGGAATTGCTCAATCGCTGGGGCGTTCTGCATGGTCATGCGCTGAGTGATTACGACGGGTGCGAGCTGCTGATGCGGCGAATGATTGAACGGCTCAAGAACCCTATCGGGCGGGCCTTCACGCCTATTCAGTTTGCGGAGTACCGAGCTAAGCGCCTTGCGGATGGCTACAGCCGAAAGACTCTCAACAATGAGCTGTCGTACCTGCGCGCGATGTTCAATTTCCTGATCCAGTTCGGTGAGGTGGATTACCCGAACCCTCTGGCCACTCTGAAGCCGCTGAAGCTGCAAGAGAATGAGTTGGCCTATCTGGATCATGACCAGATCGCGGCGTTGTTCGACACGCTACGCCAGATGCCACACGTCCACGTAGAGCTGATATCAGCCATTTGCCTTGCCACGGGTTGCCGATGGGGAGAGGCGCAGGGGCTTGTGCCATCCAGGGTGAAGGGAGCTGCCGTGCACTTCATCAACACCAAATCCAAGCGTCGACGCTCGATACCGATTTCACCCGAACTGGAGAGCAGGATTCTCGATCACTTCAAACGCTTCGGACCTTTCACCAACTGTCGAAACGCATTTGATGAAGCTGTCACCAAGGCTGGTCTAGAGTTACCGTCAGGTCAGAAGGCACACGTCCTGCGACATACCTTCGCTAGCCACTTCATGGCGAACGGTGGCAACATCCTGTCCCTGCAAAAGATACTCGGCCATTCGACCCTGGCGATGACCATGCGTTATGCGCACCTCGCTCCAGGGCACATGCAGGACGTGCTAGCGTTCGGTCCCAGCAGAGATTTTCGACACTTCTTCGACACTCCACCGGAGTCGGCCACGGAAGCTGGAGAAAAAGCCTTGTAAATCAATATGGAAGGCAATCACGCCCGGTGGCGTGGCCGGACTTCAAATCCGGTGGGGGACGGCAGCCGTTCCTGGGTGGGTTCGACTCCCACTGCCTTCCGCCATATCCCCCTTCCACAGCCCTTGCTGCTCTAGGCTTCCAGCGTTTCCGCCGGTGTCGAAAAATCCGTCGTGTCGAAGAAGTGTCGAAAGTCTTTCAGCGGGCCGAGTCTGATCACGTCTTGCAGGAAGTCCGGGGCGAGGTGTGCATACCGCATGGTCATGGTCAGCGACGAGTGCCCGAGAATCTTTTGCAGGGTCAGGATATTGCCGCCGTTCATCATGAAGTGCGAGGCGAACGTGTGGCGGAGCACGTGCGATTTCTGCCCACGGGGGAGGGCGACGCCGGACATCTTCACGGCGAAGTCGAAGCTGTCGCGGCAGTTGGAGAACTTGCCGTAGCGGCGCAGGTGCGAGTGCAGGCGTTGTTCCAGTTCTGGAGGTATCGGGACCGAGCGGCGACGCTTTGACTTCGTGTTAACGAACTGCACCGCTCCATCCCGGACCCGATCCAGGGTCAGCCCTTGAGCTTCACCCCAGCGGCAACCGGTAGCCAGACAGACCAGGGCGACGGGTTCCACATGAGGCGTCTTGCAATGTTCCCGGAGGGCACGGAACAGCGTTTCTATCTGCTGGCGGGTCAGGTAGGTCAACTCACGATCTTGCAGCTTGATCGCCTTCACCTTGGCCAGCGGGTCTGGATAGTCGATTTCACCCAACTGGTGCAGTTCGTTGAACAGCGACCGCAGGTAGCCCAGTTCGTTGTTCAAGGTCTTGCCGCTGATGCCTGACGCAAGGCGTCTGGCCCGATACTCGGTGAAGATGTTCCCGGTTACCACCGAGCCTATGGGGTCGCCCATGCGTTCCGCCATCTTGCGCAGCACCAGGGAACGACGGTCAGCGTCCGTCAGGGCGTGGCCGTGGAGTAACGTCCAACGGGTCACCAACTCAGACAGGCGTCGACGATCCTTCGGCCTTGGTGTCCAGGCCGGGTTTTCAATGGTCCTTTGCCGCACGGTGGCTTCGAACCGCTGGGCTTCGCCCTTGGTCTTGAAACGCTTCCTAAAACGCTTGCCCTTGATCGGTTCAACGTCGGCCAGCCAGCGGCCATCCTCAAGCTTGGTGATCGCCATCAGATCGCGTATCCCCGCCGTAGATACCGATCACACATCAGCTTGTGTATATGCCTTTCCAGATCGCGACGAGTCCAACCCTTGGCGAGATAGTGGTCTTCGATAACGTGCCAGAACTCCAGTTTGCGGGCGGACTCAATAGCCTTTTTTGCAGGGATGCGCTCCCGCGCAATCAGGCTGATGAACTGGCCGAGGAACATCTCGCAGTTACGCCCACTGAAGCCCTTGGCGGTCTTGTAATAGCGCCGGTACTCGGTGCGCTCGATCAGCGGATCGCACTCGACTTGGACGCGGGCGTCCTGGCTGATCAGGCTCCAGAACGGATCGTAGACCGCCGTCCGGCTCAGCAACTTGAAGCTTTCGCAGGCGTAGTTCCACAGCCCTTGCAGGTGCGGGCAGAGGCCCTCATAGGTGCGGCAGCCAATGACCTCCCCCGAGGCCATACGCGAGCCTTCGGAGAACTGCTGGACGATGGAGTGATGGAAGCGGAATTCGAGCCGCCAGACCGTTTCCAGGGGGTTATAGGCTGGGTCGCCATCGCCGAACGGATCGCCGTTCAGAGACGCCCACACGCTTTCCCAATAGTCGAGCTTGTCGGTGGCCCGAGCCTGGAGGGTCTTGTTATAGATCGACAGTTGCAGGCCGTTGGCCGAGCCGAACATGTACGTCTCGCCACGCCCGTAGACCGAGGCGTTGCCGTCAAACTCGATACGCTCGATCCCGCTGATTTGCCGTACTCGACGCGAGCGGCAATGCATGCGGTCCACCAGATCGCGAGGCGGTTTCCAGCCTTGCACGTCCAGGGCGATATGCACAGCGGCTTGGTTGGTTTCGCAGTGGCTCAGCACGGCAGCGGCCAAGTCATCCAGCACGCCCTGGAGGATGCGCGGATCGGCGCCATCGAGGGCGTGAGGCGATACCTCGATCTTGAGGTGCGAGCCGAGGGTATCGACCTTGATGTTGTGATTCTTGATCAGCAGGATCAGCCCCAATTCTGCGTTCTGCAGACGGTACTGATAGCCAGAGTCGCGACCGATACGGCCCTTGGACCATTCGTAGCCGGCGAACTCGACCACATCCACCGACAGGTCAAACAGCGCCATGACTTCCGGGCGCAACTTGCCGTTGTACAACTGCCGCACCGTGTCCACGCCGCAACGCAGGATGCGCACGCCTGACAGGTCGGTGAACGCCCCCGTCATGGAATCAACGAAGAGCCGTCCCTTGGGGGAGTCCAGCAGTTGTCCGTCGGGTTGCAGCAGGAGGCGGTTTTGATGGGTCACTTTCTTCATGGTTTCACCTAACAATGTCCATTAATGTCCAAATCGCGGGGTGCTTATCTGACGTGTTACAGGGGCGTCAGCCGGCCCCGCCGTGGCGCTTGCTCACTCCGAGACGAGCCGTTCGCGCGCGCCCCGGCCAGGCCGGCTACAGCGGCCATACCGGCCCCGTCGGCGTCACCGCCACCGCGAAGAAAAAGCCCGCCAGATAGGCCAGGAACACCAGCCCCAGGGCGGCGAAATAGCTTGTCCAGTTCATCGGCTCCCCCTCAGTTGAACGAGCGCGGCAAGCGGCTGGTGTCGGGAACCACCGTCACACGCACGGCGGCGCTGTTCGCGGCGGCGGGCGGTACGTTAGGCGCGGCGGCCTGAGCCGGCGGCGCATTGCCCAAGGCGCTACGCCCGGCGCAGATGGCATAGCCGGACCAACCGCCCTTGAAGCTCAGTTCCGCGGCACAGTTGCCCCGCGGCACCACGGCATAGCCGGTGTCGGTCAGGTCGCGATCGGTGAGAGTGAATTCGCTGCCGTCCTGGCCTCGGACGGCGAACAGATAGGTGCGGCGCCCGGAGGCGGACAGCAGGGTTGCCTTGACGATGAAGTCGCGGCCGGCGAAGGGATGGCCTACAGGAGCAGCGCCCGGAACGCCTGGGTGCCCAGGTACATCATCAGCAGCATCAGGACCAGTCGCACCAGTAGCACGCGCAGCACCCACAGCAAGAGCGGCTTGAGCAGGCGCAGCAGTTCCAGCAGCAGGCGGCGATACAGGGTCGCCCATGAGCAAACGAGGTCCGCCGTCATAAACCACAGACCCAATAGCAAGGGCCGGAATTGCCATGAATAGAAGAATCTTAGGTTGTCTAAAAAGGCTCTTGCCGGCGATGGTGTCGGTGACGGAGCCGGTGGCTGTCGATTCATAGAGGGCGAAGGTCTCCTGGCGGATTTTCTTGATCTCGACGATCACGTCGCGGGCCGGCGGTTTGTTGTCCTGCGCCGAGTGCTGGCTTTCCTTGTAGCGGCCCCGAATGCCGATGACGGCGAGGTTGGAGTGCAGATAGGCCTTTTCCGCCGTCATGCGGATGTCGTCGCGGATATAGGCGATGTTCGGCGTGGTGAGGATGATGTCCCAGTTGAAATGCCGGTGCCGAGTCCAGGCATCCAGCCAGCCCATGGGCCGCCCGGCTGCCTTGGCCGCTTCCGGGCCGTCCGGGAAGTCGAAGCGCTTGAGGTCGGCTTCGCGCCAGGACTTCAGAAAGATCAGTTGGGTTTCGTCGAAAATGATGAACGCGCCACGCGGCGCCCACATGAACCAAGTGCGCATCTTTTCCATGTCATCCAGGTCCTCGAGGTCGAGGTTGATGACGTCGCAGCTGGAGGGCGTCTCCGGCATCACTTGGAAGATCCGTTCGCGGGTCAGGCCGCGCACGTTGGTGATGATGACGCGGCCCTTCTTGATCGCGGGGATCAGGTCATCTTGGATCGCGCCGGAGGTCTTGTAGGAGCCGTTCGGGCCGTGATGAATCTTGATCGCCATGTCACTTACCTATGAAGGGGATGAAGGACATGGAGAAGCGCGTGCCGATGGCGGCGAAGATCATGTTCACCGCGTCCGGCAGGCCGAAGAACGCCAGCAGCGAGCGCAGGTCGCCGTCCAGGGACGAGTAATAAGACGTGATGGTCGAGCCGATACCGATGCCGCCGACGACCTCCTTGAAGGCCTTGTAGCCGATTTCCGCGACGAACAATTGCATCTCGAACCAGCCCTTGATGGCCATCTTGGTCAGCAGGACAAAGGCGTCGGTGACGAAGTCATAGACACCGCTGTAGAGGAAGTCCCAGAGGGATTGCATCCACGCGAGAATGTCGGAGAGAAAGGGAATGTCCATGGCGTTTCCTCAGGAGCGATAGAAAACGATCCATCCGGCCAGGATCGCGGCGATGAACAGCACCACGTAGCGGATGACGGAGAGTTCTTGGGCGTACTGGGTGAGGCAGACGTCGTAGCGCTGGCCGAGGGCGGTAAAGTCCCAACACGGCAGGGAGCCACCGCCGGTGCCTAGGTGAATATCGAACTTGGAAGCTAGGACGCTTTCGAACTTGCCTTGCAGTTCCTGGAAGTCCTTTTGCGCCTTGGCGATGGCGTCGTCGTATTCCTTGATGGTCTTGTCGAAGGAGCCTTGCTTCGGCTCTTTCAGGCCGCCCCCGCCGGAGCCGTCGCCGCCATCGCTACCGGCGCCACCATCGGAACCAGAACCGTCACCATCGCCGCCGCTGTTGCCGTCGCCATCGCTATTGCCGTCGGGAGGGTTGCCGCCACCACCGCCACCACCGCCACC